TTTCAGGTAGTCACACTAGCGGCTAGGCCTCTGGACCTAGACGAAGCCCCCCTCTTCGAACAATCCCAGGAGTGGGGGGTCTCCCCCGGCGGTTCACCTCCCCCGGATGTTGACGACTTTGCCGATGCCAGGGGGTGGAGTGATGAGGATTAATATCTCACTAGAGAGTACACCCCCCTGTAACGAGAATTCGCGCATGGCATACACACGCAAAAAGGCCCCTCGGCGTCAGCCGAGGCGGCGTCTCCAAGGATACTCCGCGAAGCAAAAGGATGCAATTTTGCGCGAGGCTGCTAGAACGATTGCGGGAGGCTATTCTGCCGCTCGCGGTATGTACGCTAAGCGTACTCCTGCGTCTTCTAGCAAAACTGTAACTAAGACGCGAAAGCAGACCTACGATCGAACACCGGATCAGGGCTTATCTGATTACAAAAAGTCTGTAGCCACCTACGGTCGGCGTGCCCCACTCGCTAAGCTAGTTAAGAAAGCGACATATCAGACGTTGAATACCCAGGTATATTCGATATTCAATTACGGAGCCTGGAATAGAGGTTCAGGCAAAATCATGGTTAGGTCTAACCAGCCTGGAGCGTTAGGTACTACGCTAATCCAACCACTACAGCTATGGGACCTATCGGCAATTAATCAGGGATCTGGAGCAAGTGTCAACTATCCCGCAGCATTTTATGAATGCCAGTTCACTAATGAAACCGCAACTGGAGAGGTAATCTGGCTGACTAATGTTAATAATGCGACAACCACTGCTGTAGGTCTCGATCAGTTCGCTGGTTTGTATAACCCCGGATTCAATCCGCATCTCACGTATTCATCCCAGCCCAGCTATTTAATCGATCCGACATACGAAGGACAGGCTGATACCATTCTGGAGAAGGTCAAATGCACCATGGTACTAAACGGACCGTCACAAAGGTCTACGAAATGGTGTATTCAGCTAGTACAGCTCAGCGAAGCTGTAACCCCCGGCGTTGTAGACGCAAGCTCGAATGAATCGACCGCGTTTTGGCAGGCTATGTGTCGACCATATGGTTATTCACCTCTGGAGACTGGCCCCCGTGGGGAACTTAAGAAAAATATCAAAATACTGAAGACGATGGAATATATCATGGATTCTCCTGAATCTGTCGAGGATCATCTTACTGCAAGGATGCGTCATATCGATTTTTCCATATATCTGAATCGAAAACAGAATTATCGTTGGGGTCGTGTCAATGATCTAACGGCTATGAATATATCAGATATCCCATTGGATACGGTTGGATCTTTCTCTACCAAACCTGATCCCAAAGCACGCATATATCTTATGATCCGCGCGCTCTGTACGTACCAAGGGCCTTCCGTCGCCCCGAATAATGGTTTGTTCCCGTCTTACGATATCAAGCTGGACATGACTCATAAGAAATCGGACTAGTCCACGGCGCGTCCAAATGTCCACGGCGCTGTCCACGGCGCTGTCCACGGCGCGTCCAAATGTCCACGGCGCCACGGCGCACCGGCGCATGGTGCCGCTGGCGCATCTATCAAAGACATGAGCCTAGCACGGCCACGTCAGCACACGTCAGCTCCACGTCAGCACGCCGGCACACGCCGACCACGGCGGCAGGCGGCGGCACCCCTCCCAAAAAATGTATAAAGGGAGGTCATAGCTCAGAGGTTCCTAGTATTACCCTCTGAGCACTTCTGAGCGATTCGAGAATCCAGAATGGACTTCACAGAATCCAGCACGGGGAAAGCGAGGAACTGGTTCCTCACGATCAACAACCCGGAGAGCAACGACCTCCCGAAGCACCAGCACGAAGTCTACGCAGTATGGCAGAGAGAGGAGGTCGCCACAGAGCACTTGCAGTGCTGCGTCTGCCTGTCACAGCAGGTCGCATTCAGCACCATCAAGAAGCTCTACCCCACGGCCCACATCGAGAAGACGAAGTCGCTACCGAAGGCTATCGAGTACTGTAAGAAGGACGACTCACGCACCGCGGGCCCGTGGGAACGGGGCAAGCCCCCCAAACAAGGAGATCGATCCGATCTCAAGCGCACAATCGAGGCAATCGAAGCAGGTCTACAGGTGGATGACATCTGCATCAACAACCCAGAGACCTACCATCAGTACGGCAGGACCCTCCGGGAGGCCGAAGCAATAATAATGCGTCGTAAATTCAGGAAGACCATGACCAAGGGCATATGGTACACTGGCCCGACAGGGTCAGGCAAATCCCACACAGTATTTGAAGGATACTCCCCCGAGACGCACTACGTCAAGAACATCAACGAGGACTGGTGGGATGGCTACAAGCAGCAGCCTATTGTGGTACTCAACGAGTTCCGCGGGCAGATATCCCTCTCCGAGCTACTCGACCTCGTTGATAAATGGCCCAAGACAGTCAAGTGGCGCAACCGCGAGTCGGTCCCCTTCACCTCCAAGACTGTCCTCATCGCCAGCATCTTTCCCCCGGAAGAAGTCTACAAACGGTCGGTCAACAAAGGCGAAGCCTGGGAACAATTCCAGCGGCGCTTTCAGGTAGTCACACTAGCGGCTAGGCCTCTGGACCTAGACGAAGCCCCCCTCTTCGAACAATCCCAGGAGTGGGGGGTCTCCCCCGGCGGTTCACCTCCCCCGGATGTTGACGACTTTG